GTTTCCCAAAAGAGTTCGTCATACACATAGTCGTATCTTTTGAAATGATGCTTACCAAACAGTACGGCTAACTCGCCCCACTTGTAACCAGTTACCAGGAGTTCGTGTTGGACTTGAGCATAGTAGTATAAAGGAATCCCCTGCTCCCATGAGTCCATTGTCCATTCATCTGCCGTCTTGACCTCTAACACTCCGGGTCCACGGTCATCAATCGCAACTATCACCCTGTCCAAGTTGACCAGTAGATAAGGTATTGTAGGGTGGAATCTGATCTTGTTGTCTCTCCTGATTTCCATTCCGGTCTTGTCTTGCCACGCTTGAGCAACCGTATCCTCTAACCTTCTGCCCCACTCCATACGGTCATTGTCTGGAATCTCGATAGGCACAGGAGCAATCTTGTCTTCCCATACGTCATACTGGGTACGATAGTCTGAGAGACCCAACACCGCACCCGCATCACTCCCGCCTATTCCTAACTGTCGAAATCCCAACCATTCCTCACGGCTCATTTCATCTGTCAGAACGTATTTAGGTACTTGGGTTGTCATCTTCTTCCTCCAAATAATTTTGCATATCCCCGATAGTTGGGCTTACATCTGCGTGTCGTTCCTCGTCTGAAAAGTCGTATTGTGGTATAATAAGATAACTGTGGTGAGGGCCGGAATCGTTGAGGTGAGTAGCCTCCGATCTCTGGTCCTTTCCTTTATATATACTCATTTCCTCCATTCCTTTGCTATATTTAGTTTTTATGCCTGAAAAATGCTGGCCTTTCGTGTCTCTGTGCATACTGCGGGGCCATCACTTCCCATACCTCATAGGGCATCCAGTTAATGATGGGCATCCGTCTCACGCAGTTTTCCCGGATATCCTCATGGTCATACCCACCTGTCACATTTTCAGGTTGCAGTATGATAGAGTCTTGGAAATATTTGACTAACATGTGAACCTCCTTATAAAAGTGGTAACTGCACCGGCTCCTCATGGTACTCATAGCCCTGATAAGCCCGCGTGAAGTCCCTCAACCGGTAGGCGTCCTCAACTAGCCTAGAATGCAAAGACGCCCGGTAGTGCTTGACCTCGGCCTGATTCCGGGCAATAAAAAACCCGCGTGGCTCCCCGTCGGTCGCTGATGCTATGGGGATTCCCTCGCGGATCAGGCCCCGGATCACTAGGCGGATTCTGCGGTCGTTGGATTCATCCAAGGCGACGGCGAGCGCCTTGCCAGTGATAGCGTTCTCCCGGCCGTGCCGGATGATCGACAGGATGCCGTCGCGTAGTTGGGTCATTTCAGCCACGCCCATATTTCTCCTTTATTGACTGAGTAATTGCCTTAGTTTCTGAATCTGCCATTCTTTCTCTGCCAACCTTGCTGCCGACTCTGCCGACTCTGCTGCCGACCTTGCTGCCGACCATGCTGCCCACCTTGCTGCCGACCCTGCCGACCATGCTGCCCACCTTGCTGCCGACCTTGCTGCCGACCCTGCTGCCGACTCTGCCGACTCTGCTGCCAACCATGCCGACTCTGCCCACCTTGCTGCCGACTCTGCTGCCGACTCCGCCGACCATGCTGCCGACCCTGCCCACCTTACTGCCGACTCTGCTGCCGACTCTGCTGCCCACCTTGCTGCCGACTCTGCTGCCGACCATGCCGACTCTGCCCACCTTGCTGCCGACCTTGCTGCCGACTCTGCCGACCTCAATTCTTTCAATGTTGCGTCACCATCAATGTATCGTCGCGCCACATTGATACTGTCTCGCACCCTTGTGTCATCAGGTTCCCAGTTCTCGTAATTCTTTAGCGTATGCTCCGCACACTCACAAGAGAATAACCTAAGTAATTTGTTTACACCCTCTCTTTGTGCTTGTGGGACTGCACAACTAAGTACCCATAAGGTATCTCTCAACCCAAGTACGTCAAGTACATCAACTACATCGATCGGGGTGCTTTCACCAAATTTCTTTATCCCACCAATATGTTTAGCGTATTTTCTGTAACTTTCCTGACACGCACCCGCTTGCCTTGCTAGTTCAAAAGATGTGGTTATCAATTATCCATTCTCCTTTCACCCAAAACAGCGCAGTCAACATCACTGTCGATGCTCATCCCGCGTGGTTCCGTCAGATAGCTTTACTTTCTTGTACTTGTACATCTTTAGCCACTTCCTTATAATGCTGTGCTAAAATATGTCTGACCTGTTGAGGGAAACTACGAGTTTCGTTTTGTGCATCGAGTTCAATAATTTTGTGGAGGTCTTGGGGAAAACCGATGGATTTAATAATTTCAGCTTGCTTCATGTTTTAATCACCCCTTAATTTGTAATACAATACCACAATATGTAATAACCGTCAACCCCGCAAAAGTTAATATTTGTTTATGTTGTAATTTGTTGACAATTGCAACAATTTATGGTAAGGTGTAATTATCCCGAAGTGTTAGCTGAAAAGGTTAACAAAATATCAAAGGGGAAGGAGGTGAAACAGATGGTTATGAATCCAGTACCGGAAATAGATCGGGTTGTGGCGGAAATCCCTGGCAGGGTGAAAGATTGCCGTATTAAGGCGGGGCTAAGTCAGGTGATTTTAGGGAAGGAGATAGGGGTAAGCCAAACAATCATCCAGAGGATTGAAAGTGGCGAGGCCGACCTAGATATCGAGAGGGCTTTTAAGATAGCCTACGTGACAGGGCAACGTGTATCCTATATAATGGGGCAGACAAACGAGTTGACCCAGAATCCAACATTTCGACACTTACATTTTAGACGTGCTGGGGATTGGTGTAGCGGTAACACAGGTGACTCTGGATTAGAGTCTATAGAAAATCCCAACTGTGATGCGTGTGTGTGGTGTCAAGATTGTGCCAACAACCTTCCGTCAGAATTCTCAAAATCACCTGACACAGAACCCCGGAATCTCCTATCTAAATCCACATAAACAATCGGTAACAAAATTGACAACCTCGTATCTATGTTATACGATGTGCCCATCTGTTTACATCGAGGGTAGAGTTTTGTTTACAGGCTTGAAATATATATTGCGGAGTGGTAATATTGGCACACTATGGACGTAAGTTTAATGCTTGAGAAGAAACTGAAGCGGTGGAAGTGGAGGCGCACTATCACAGGCGTGATTATTGAAAAGTTGGTCACAGAAGGTAAGAGTGAAGAGTACATAAGGCAGAATTATAGTGTAGCTGAAGTGTTATTGGCTTGGCTGGAAAAGAACGGATACACTGATAAACCAATTGACACTGCGGCTATACACAATTTCTACCAGTATTTAAAGAAAACCCGAAAGGTTACGGATGTTACAATCGCCACCTATGACCGGATCATCAGGCGTATTTATAAGATAGCGGTTAAAGATGGGTACTTAACTGAAGACATAATGTTAGATGTTCCCAAACCCAAAGCCTCGCTGAAACCACCTGACCCATTCACAAAACTCGAAGTCTCTCGTATGATAGACGGGTTAACGGGTCATGAAATGGAAACTCTTTACAAAGCGATTATCTTGATGGTCTATGATATCGGCGTCCGGTCCGGGGCGTTGTGCAAACTCAAATTGGGTGATGTCGATATGGAAACCGGTGACGTTCTGGTGATAGAAAAGGGAGGGAAATACAACCTATTGAGGTTTGGGGAAAAGCGCACACCGGAAGCATTAACACAATGGTTGGCAATTCGGCCTAAAAGTGAATACTTTTTTGTCAACCGGAGAGGGAAACAGTTAAAGCCCAGGGTTGTCTGGTATGCTGTGCAAGTTGCTTGTAAACGCTCTGGCGTCAGGCGAAGAAAGGAACACAATCTAAGGAAAAGCGCCGGGTGTGAATGGACACTAAATGGCATGAGCCCCGAATATGTCCAACGGTCTTTAGGTCACACTGATTTCAAGGTAACATATGAGCATTACATTCAACCGGCTATGGATCAGAAACGACTTGAGGAAATGAGGGAACATTCCCCGGCGGATCGATTATAAAACATATGATGGTTTAGGTTTCATTGCCATCGGTTTGGCCTGCTTTATAACACCGCTGGCACTCGCCTTGGCCCGGAAGGTATAGACGAAAAAAGAGGGAGCCGACCGAAGCCGACTCCCTCAATCCCTGTGGGGGACCAACAGGTTAGACTATTTCCCCGTCTATAATCCTCATGTTGTCCAGTTGGAAATTACCGCCCGAAGTTTTTTCCATCAGGGCAAATCCGTGGTTCCATTTATTAATAGGCATATATTCCGGGTGCAACTGGCAACAGCAACCAATCGACCAGCACGTTATCAGATCATCCCCGATATCCGGCTCGGTGTGTTCTGATGTCTGGTGGTGGTGGGCGCATAAAGATGACCTCTTGGCCTTTAGATATAAACCCCTGGCTGGATTTACCGGATTGTTAAGCGATTGCCAGAATTCATGACCGTGGATAATATACAGTTTGCCAGCTCGTATCCTCCGCTTATCCCCAACAACCTCGATTCCTAGTTTATCAGTGTGCAGCACTGACTCTATTCGGAATTCGGGAATACCGAAAAACTCCGGAGCCTTTTGCTGCATATAATAATAGAATCTGTCATCATGGTTGCCGAGTTTATAAACGATTTCGGCGTCCGGAAACAATGTTCGTAACGCCATCAGGAATTGAATTAGGGCGTTTATCGCTTCCTTGGTATCGTCAACCGTCGGGTCTGTCCGGAATTTTGATAGACGATAAAAGTCTATAATGTCACCGTTGAGGATCAAGAAGTCCGGGTCGAATTGCTTGGCCCTGTCCAATACGACTGACAAGCCCTTATTATCCTGAAACGGAATCTGTGTATCGGCCAGGATAAGCCCACGTTTTAACTCGGCGGGGATGGTGTAATCCTTATAGTTCAACGGGATATAAGGGGGTAGTGAGTACGGGTTGTTCTGTGTTGGTTCCGGTAGATAAAATCGCTTATCCGCGAAATTATACTTGCGGTTACAATCCCCGTTGCGGCCCCGGTAATTCCTGATGTTCGACCGAACTTGCTCCAGGTCTTTGAATAAGTGGCCGTGTTGCCCGAATACCATCCGTGCTAAAGTTCGGTTTGGCAAGTCTGGATATTTCTCTAGGTAACTGATTAATAGGTTTTTTGTTTTACTGCTTGCCATAGCTCCCCCTTGTTACATTTCCTCGTTATTCCGCAAGCCTTACATCGTTCCCGTTTTATATTGTCACTCCCAATCATCACCGTCTTCCGCTGATGTATCCCCGAAGGGTGGATAGGGCATGTCGGGTCTATAACGTGGGGGTATGACTTCCTGACATTCATCACACCATCGATAGCCAGATCTTTGCGGGATAGGTTCTAGCCGTCCTTTGCATCGGGGCAATTTGGCATAAGATTCACCTCCCTAAGTAAACATATTTGCTATGGCAGCAGCGACAATAGCCCCAAGTATAATGTATTGGAGCCGTTCAGTTCGTTTAATTCGAGTAGTTAAGTGGTTGTTTACGGCTTCTTCAAGTAGTGTGACTCGTTCTGAGAGGGTTGGTTTTTTCATATAGCACCATTCTTCACAGCTTGCTTACCGTATGCAAAACCTCCCCCGATGCCCACTAATGCGATTATCTGTGAGCCGTCTAGGAATCCCTCAATCCCCCCTACCACGCACAGGGCTATTAGCCCAACTGAAAAGATTATGTCGTCTATGTACTTCATGTCATATCTCCTTAAATCTGCCAAAGTCCAAACTCGCAATCATAGAGTCCAGTCATTACCTCATTATCAAATTCCCAAAGTAAATCGTTCTGAGGTTCGAGTACCCACAGCTCGATATCATCTGTCTCTTCATCCCAAACGAAGAACGCATTATAGCCATGCCCCCCGGAATAATCCGTGATAAGCACGATGTTGTTGCAAAGAGTATCCCACGCGTAGTCCCCCCATGCTTTACGGGCTGATTTGTCACAATCTCGATAATTAGTTATGTACCTGGATGTGTTAATCTGACTCCAATCAATCCAAGTGGCTACATCCACCATGGTTGGGATTCTGTACTCAGTATCCATAGGTGAACGATGGAACTTGACACCGTACTTGTCCATCGTGCGTTCAATCACGTCACCGTTGACTACCTTGAAGTTGGTTACTTCATACGGATATTCCTCTTGTGCACCCTCTTCCAGTTCCTTAATTCGCAAATCACGAAGGGTTATAATGTCTTCCAGTACCCACATCTGGTCATTGAGAGTGGCGATTTCCTGGTTCAATTCGGCAACCGTAGTGTTACATATTGCAAGGTTACTTCTCATCTGGAATAGTTGAGTGTCCTTCTGTTTGATTACTTCCTCAAGTTCTGAGATGACGGCCCACGTTGAACAATCCTGTTGAACCCGATTCCTTTTAAGACACATAATCCCCCCTATACGAAACCTTTATGAACCACCTATATAACCATTAACCCTGAGAGATGTGAGGATTGCATTGATTTTTAATTGGAGGACTAGAAAATTTGCCTCAATAGTATTTTCCGAAACTGTGTCTGCCCCTGCACAATCAGTTAATGCTCCCATTCAGAGTAAACCGTAGCTTTGCAGGGCATTTATGATTTCGTTGATCTTTGTTTCGTGCAGAGCAAAGTACCATTCAATATCAGACTCATCCACAGTATCGCCACCTGCGACATCATATGGAGCTAAAGATAAATCCGCTACACTGTCCTTGACCGCCGGGGCAGTTCCGAAAAAGCCGATATTACTACCATCATGGTTAAGGTCGCCGTCAATGTTAAGGTCGCCGCCAATCTCTATCTCATTACTAGCTAAGATGTCATATACATATAATTTCTTAAACCTGCGATTACTGAGTCCGAGATCAGTAGGAGAATTACCCCCATAATCATATCCAGGGTATATAGCATCAGCATTCCATATAACTACGTCGTCACCATCTGTTGTGTATAAAACTACATTTCCACCACCAACACCATCTCCTAATCCAGTCGCTAAGTACATGTCTTTACCATCACCAGCGAATACGCGGAAATTGCCAAATACATTACTATAATCTATGGACCCGACTTTGTCGCCGGAATAATGAAAGGTAATGCGCTCATTATCATTACCACTAATCTTTATACCGTCTGAGCCTATAACAACATCACCGGCACCAGCTTTGATCGTCCCGTCTGTGGCATCTATGTGAAATTCCTCTGTCTCCGTTTGGCCTGAATACGAAAACCCTTTGATTCCAGTAGACTTCAGTTCAAGCCTGTTCTGAGATCCAACCCCCAGCCTGACCTGTTCCTCGTTTACCAGATAACTGGTTGAGGCAAGTTCAATCTTTCCCTCGCTTATCTGTGTGGCACGTACCCTCTCATAAACAGACCCGTCAGGCATCCCGTCAAGGTCAAAACCATTAACTACAGTTTCAGCAGTAAGTTGAATCCTCCCTTCCGAGATATGAGTTGAGAGAACTCTTGCATATGTGGTTCCATCTGCTATATCATCTTGGTCTATCGATGTTAAATTGATATCTTCAGCCTGAATAGACTCGGCGTACAGGTTCTTGACCTGCAACCTTTCCATTGCAGCATAGTTGTCATCGTAGGTTTCCAGTAAAGCAGTAACCCTTTTAGCGTCTTTCCACCCGCCAAAAGTGACCTGCATGTACGTTTCGCCAAACGGGTCAACATTGCGGACAATTTTTGAGACATTCCCTGTCCGGTCTTTACCGCTTCGAGAGGAAGTTATCTTGATATAATCCCCCACCTCTTGGCCGGCATTGATGAACGGTATGATGGTTTGACCTATATTCCTGTGAAGTTGAAACTTTGCTAGAATTGCAGCAGCAAGGTTGTTCCCTTCCGCGTCACTGGCTAATGCTCTCTGGAAATACGCTCTAAACTCACCTATCTTTTCTGATGTATTTGCGGTTCCTTGATACGCAGTAGCATCGGGAAGAGAGTCAACTACTATATAATTAGGAACGGTTGATGAATCCCTGTATCGCTTCGAGAAGAACTCATGCTCATTTGCTACGTTAAATTTGTACTCGTAATCGTAGGTAGCCCCTGTTATCGTGGGGTTAAATACGTGCAGTTCTCCATCGTCTTCAAAACGGGCTATGCACTGGGTCATGTCCAGTAATCTTCGAATTGCAGACTTCCTCGTGCTGTTCCTGTAAATCCTGAAACCGTCTTTCGGGACATAATTGGTCATCATCGAGTCTTCAGAGTCAAACGCCACATCATAAGCGGTACAGTGGTTGAACTCCGCTAGATGGGTCTTCCCGGTATCCCCCATGATTTCCCGTATCCAGTCCTTGACCGTCCGGGTGTCCGAATCAGTAGGCACTACACTGTCTGATGCCCGGTCATGCCCGAGCATCGACATCTCACTCTCGCAGTACAGGATGATACTCAGGTCACCGGGAGAGTCCGTGTAATCCTGGTCAATTACTTTTACATCCGTGCAGTCAGAGTAAACACCCGCATCACTTATCCATGCACCATAGGAGATAACTACTGTATACCCTTTGAAGTCAATATCATTGAGTGCCTTGTCGCTGTTATCCAGTACGAGGGTCGCTTTACCTTCAAAAAGCTGTTCCTCATGCCCCAATATTTTCTTCAGGATACGCCCGGACTCAGTGTTGTTGTCCAGATAATAGATGTAAGTACCGTCTTGCTCTCCCGGTGGCGAGGCGTGAGTTAACGTCACCTTATAGGCAGCTTCTAGATAGGTGAGTTTCTGTGCTGCTAAAAGGCCAGAATTAAGTGTCCTCATCGTGCATACAAACGGTTATAACGAGACATTTTATTCTTGTATTCATACTCCAATCTCAAAAGTTCTTTACGATACAGTGCCATCTTGCGCTCACATTCCCGTTGGGATAACTGAATAATCTTTGTTGCAGCATTGAGCCTTGCGTTAACTTCAGACAGATAAGCGGCACCTTTATTGATATTGGTAGCCGCAACCTGTAATTCTCTTCCAGCAAGACCAGCGTATGAGGCGGCTATCGATTCATCTGCTTTGGCCTGTCCAAGATAGCTTTGTGCGGATCTGAAAAACCCAACAGCAGTATTCAATTCACCGTTGGCCTGAGAGATATAATCAAGAGAGGCTTTACCAACTATGGTATTGGTGTTGAGTAAGGCGCGACCGCTATCAAGGTCAGTAACAGCCTGGTCAACTTCAGCTTTAATCAATCCGATTTCTGTTGCAGCATCGTCAACAATATCCGATACCTTAGCAGCTTCCGTCCTTCCACTAGCTACGTCAGCCAGAGCTTGAGTCACCCTTGCAGTTGAAAGCCCTATTGCTGTCTCAGCCGTCCCGATAGTTGTAATAGCGTTGTTGACTTCATCTCTACTTTCCTCAAGCCAGTGCTCCCACGCATGAGCTATCATGCCTTGAATCGTTACCTGTTCTTGATCAGGGTTCATGGTGTTTGAGGCAGCAGTATCACCACAAGTATGGTCCTCTGCAAGCGTGAGTCCTACGATCTCACCGATATTCCCGGTTTCTGAGGCTACATAGGTAGCTGTGATCTTAAACACACTCGCGCTCACTCTGGTTATGACGTAGGTATCGTTATAGCTGGTTGTCCCTACAATCGTCACCACGTCGTTTGTCTGTAATTCGTGGTCCGTGTTATCCGTTCCTGAAACATCAAGCGTGACATTGACCGTGATACCGTCTCCGTTGTCCGCTACCGCGGTAATCTCAAGCCCGGTGGAGGGGCAAGAGTACGTCTCCATCGTGATCTTTTCATCCTCTTTCCATTTTTTGTTACGATAAACAGGCGGGTCGCTTCGATACGGCCACTCAACCAGAATCACTTCTCTCACCCGCGAAACATTGTCAGTGAAGTATGAAAGGTCGAGGTCGAGATTATACGGGCGTCTGGTTCCCCCTGTGGTAGTCATGCGCCTTACTTTAATAGAAGGAGCTTTTGCGCTTATCTCCTGGATAACTGTTGTTGATATTTGGGTAAATTCATCGTCTGACCAATCGGGCATAGCTTTACTCCTTTAAGTCGGGCTTACAGCGTCTATGGTTGAGTAACTGCATACTCGTCTCTTGAATCCTGAATGTCATCAGCGTTGGCTTGAAAAGGAAACAGAAATGTCAACAACAGGATATAGACTAGAACTATTCTCAATTAACAACCCTTGTTGAGAGTGAGGGTTCAAATATCGCCGAATACGTCCCTGAAGCAATAGCAACAACCTGCACCATATGATCGGACGTTGACGGTGTGCCTGAACTAATGCCACCGTCCAAGCCTAGATATAATGTGTCGCCAGTAGTCCATGACCATCCAGTATCATAAAGTTCACTTCCTGAGAAGTAGACTGGTTTCCCGGCTCCTGTCCCACTTTCACCTGCAATAGCTATTGCTATTGCGTTAGGGGTTCCACAAGTAGCATCTTGATATACCCCATTAGTAGTGAGTGATAGAAGATTCCCGAATCCCTGAGTGTTCTCGGTAACAGTTTTGTTTTTGTAATCGCCGTATGCGGTGTCATCAGTAGTCAATGTGTTTAGGAGTTGAGTACCTATATCGGCCCCTATAATATTACTTATAGCGTTCCATCCACCACCACTATCATCTACAACACCGTAAGATGTAGGGGTATCAACTTCCTCAACATTGATGTTTGTAATTACGTTGTTGGTACCACCACTGGCTATGTAGACACCCCTCATAGACCCAGTTCCAGAGTTGCGTTCTAAAGTGATATCATTATAGATACTTCCATCAGCTTCAATATACAACCCGTAATAACTGCCAGTCATGAGGGATTGGCCTAACACATTACCATTAGAGAATATTAACGAATCACCAGACCCGGAGCAATATATCCCGTTCTTCCACTGAGCGCCCACATAGAAATTAGTGAATGCTAATCGACTTACGTTGTATGTTACTATGCCATGCTCGGAATAAGCCCCATCAACAGTTGTGTTAACGAAATCGCTCTCACTCCCACCGGAGAAAGTAATCGCGTCTTCTATTTCCCTCACCGCGCCACTACTACCAGTTGCGTATGTGTTGGTGAGATTGGTGGTCATTGTAAGAGTGCCGCCGGCGATACTGGAAATCGTATTGACTTCCCTGGAATTATCATCAAATATTCTAACGGCCTCGCCAGCAGTAAAGGTTGCTGTACTGCTAACACCAACATCTTTTTGTCCTGATGCAGCATCAGAAGTCATGGTTGAGTTGGGACCGGATTGTTTCAATATTGTGAGATTAACTGATTGGATGCCGTCGCAAGAAGTTTCCAAGAACACCGGCGAACTTGAAGCACCGGACATTACTACAGTGTTTATGCGAGTGCTGTTAGTGCTTGTGCAATCAAAACAGTTATCGTAAGCACTACCCAATCTGAGGTTTTCCATGAAGAAATAGTTGGGAACATAAGATCCTGTGCCAGCAGAAAGATTAATAATATCCCCAGTTGTTTGATTAGAACCGTTTCCGCTAAGTTGCATATCTCTCAGCGTGAAATACTCGACATTATATGCCGCAGTTTGGTGCATCTCAAACATGTTGCAATCGCTATTATTTGCTAGCACAACATAAGTAGCCTCTATACCCTGCCCTTCCAACGTAACCCCTGCATACTGAGGGGTGTATATGTAGATTGGTGCAGATATAGTAAAGTCACCTTCGAGTAGCACGACCTTACCGCCACCAAGATTAACCACTTCTGTAATAGCAGCATTTATTTCTGTCTGGTCGTCTGTGCTGTCACAAAGAACATCTGCTTGTAACCTGCTTAGTGTACCTGCATTTGAAGGGGCTATAGTAATTATCGCCGCGCGTCCAGTTGTTCCGGTTAGCACACCCGTAACTTCAAGAGTGCTGAATGAGGCTGGATAACCCTGTAAAGCAAGGTCTCCCGTTCCTTCGGGCACAGAGGTTTCTTGTGGTTGTGGGGTGTCCTCGTGATCTACGTTAAGACACCCGACGATGGACAGTAACAGAAGGCATATAATAAGGATAATAAAGGATGTTCTGTTTTCACTCATATCGCTTCTCCACTATGTCTCCAACATTCAACCCATACTTCATTGGTTGAATCCCGCTCATACTCGATACGATCTGTAAGACTGTTTTGTGTGAAGTCTCGCCCTACATCCGCTATTTCCATCAGTTCAAGATTCCCAGAACCGTGTTCATGGGTCACATAGTCATCTGAGGTTCCGTAGGTGAGTTTGAGAGTCAGCCGCGTTCCATCCGCACACCCACCGGAATTGATAGTTTTGAGAGTATCTGCACCCGCGCCAGATCCATCCTCAACCGTGAGAGACATATACCTCGCGCTACGAGTGATAGCCCCATCTGTTATCTCAGCTTCGACATACACAGAGGTAGAAACTCCGGTTGCCCTGAGAGATGTCTTTACCTCATCGATAATCCCTGTGAGTGTTTTATGTGCCATCTGTTACCTCTTAAATAAAATGAGGGAGGCCGTTTCCGACCTCCCTCCTGTGGTTTGTGTTTTTACCTTGCTTTAATAAGTGTTACACGCGCTCCATGTGGTTCCGTTGTGTATGAACAAGGCATTTACCGAGCTGTTGTAGTATAGTTGCCCCTCGGCAGGTCCGTTCGGTGTACCGGATTGATTAAGATAAATCGTTCCGGTGAACGTGTGTGTACCGACCGATGTTGGATCGTTCAGTGTGAGTGTGGCCCCGTCCTCACATGTGAGTGTGGCCCCGCTTTTAACTGTTAACGTGCTACGCACTTCTACGTTATTGAATTTCTGTGTGCCCTTCCACAAAATTGCGTCAGGTACTTGTTCATCCGTGTCGTCACCTCCACCAGACGAACAGCCAATAGCAACACCGGCAACCACCAATACCAAGACAAGCAAGGCGAGCATATATTTATTCATTCATTCCTCCAAAACCAAATAGGATATGTTGCCATTCCCTAATTGGTTAAACATTTGTCTGTGGATCAGCGGTAATAAAGGCTGTGACAGTACCCGTTTCTTCAGTTGAACCGGCCTCAATATAGTAAAGGCCAAGGTACTGCTGTTCAGTACCAAGCACCGCCCCTATCGGAATCACAATAGGGCTTCTTGCAATAGTCAAACTGGCAATCGCAATAGCCCCGGTCGTTATTTGCACGGTGGAACTACCGTCAATGGTTCCGTCAACATCGGTGCATACCTGGATTTCGTATGACGTAGCTGTGGTAAATGCAACATCGACGCAAACCACCACGAAAAGGGGTTTACCACCAAAGAATTTTCTCGCAGCCGAGAGATTAACAACATTGGTAGAGGCAGCAGTAGCTACGAGGGCTTGTTCGTCACTGAGTAACATTTGATGATCTATATACATTTCATAACCTCCTAGCTAATGGTTGCTTCCGTCTCAGTGATGTTGTCGCAAACATGGATAGGTGCACCCAGGAAACTGACTTGAGGTACACCGGCAGGCATGTCGATGGTCAGATTGACATTCGACTTATTCTGAGCCTGCTTGTGCAGGAACTTGGCAACAGTTGGATTGCAGTAAATGAATGTCTTAGCCAACATTGGCCCAAGTTCTGAGGTAGGACGCGCGTAATAGGCATCGACCATCTGATCCAGTAGATCAGCACCACTCGCAGCGTCAGCGGTCAAATTGGATATGTCGATATTGCAAATGCGAATGACATACCGATAATCCATGACTGCTAAACCGAGTTTCCATTTATGCTCAGTGACCCACGCCATATAGTCGTAGGTGTCTGAGTCATGTACCATGATTTTCCCTAGATCATTTGATTGAAGACCGGCTGGTGATCCCTTCGGGAATATAAGGGAAGCAGTCTGTGGCCCCCATGTAACAAACCAGATAGAGGTGTTATCAGAACCCGACCCGCTTGCACTCAGCACTTGGTCTTGACTGGTAGAGTCATAACGCTTGTCCAGTCCGTGCATTTGTTCGGGGTTGGCTCCCTGATCACCGTAGAAAATTGCGGTGGCTACCTGGCTTGATAGACCGGAAACAAAAGCGTTGTCCTCTGATGCCCGGAAAGCTGCTTGATCGCCGTTAAGTTCGGCAAGGTCAGCATCCACTTTTGAGAAAGCATTGAGTATCCCGCAAGTGTCGGTCGACTGTTCGGTCGTGGACTTGGTGGGCTGTATACCTTTGTTAATCAAACGCCAAGTTCCACTTGGTTCCGAAGTTCTTTCTGTGTGTTGGTGCCCGGTCGGAAGATTACCTTCCATAACATTCGCATCGGCTACAATCGGATTAGAAGCCGCAAGGACTTCTATGATTTCGTCAATGCCGCCACCGGGCTTGTTTCGCTGTACCCAATCCATAAGGGTCAGGTACGTCGCGCCTCGTGTCGCCATTTATTCTTCTCCTATTAGTACATAGTTGGATATCTCTCTTTGAGAGATGCGTCAGGAGAAGAACCGGAAGTGTGACCGGAGTCGGTACGAACTTTCGCGGAAGGCTTGGGGTCCCCTTCTTCAGAGGCAACTCCCTGTGGAGCCATTGCCTTAGCCACTCTTTCAATAACCGCTTCATCGGTTATCCCTTCAACCGCTTCTCGAAGGACTTTGGCATCTACGCCATAGGTGGTGGCTAAACTGGCAATCGTCTCTTTTATGTTGCCTGCCGCTTCTATTTCGTCTTGAGACTTGACTTGAGCTTGCAAACGAGCATTTTCTACCTCAAGGCGACTGACTTTGTGCCGTAATTCGACCACAGCAGTTCCGTCTTCATCACCTTTCCAGTTGGCAAGTTCCCGCTTTTCGATGTTATCCAAGAGCTTCATGTAGGTATCGCGCTCAGTTGTTAACTGGCTTGATTCCCTTTCAGCCCTTATTCTGGATTTGTCGGATTGGGACACTCTGCCTTTGACGCTATCCAGCTCGTGTTGTAGCTTGTCTACGTCTACTGACTCGGGTTTCTTTTCGGGTTCCGTCGAGGGACTTCCTTGACCATCTGAGGGCTTCGTAACGGTAGGGGCAGGGGCTTTCGCGCCATCTTCTACAGTTGCCGTTGCGCTCGCAATGGGATTAGTTTCGTCGCTCATGTTTCTCCTTTTGTTTTGTTTTTCCCAATAAAAAAGGGAGCCATTTCTGACTCCCTCTAAAGGGTCTTACTATATAAAGTTATAAACTAACTGTTTTGTATGGTATTATTCCCAAATATCTTTCGGGAAACCTTCAAATGCTTCCCTCGGTGTATACATAGCCATTTGAGAGAACGCGAGTTTTGCTTCCTCGTCTGTCATGTCTTGGCCGAGTCTGTCCTTCATGTAACTGATAATCCATACTAAAGCCGCTTTTTCCTCATCTCCCGGCAAATCAGGAACTTCAAATAGAAGGTTGCCGTAGAAAGGCTCTAAGAACCAAGGGAGTTTAGTCCCTACGTCCCATTCATCCTGTCTAGTTCCATAAGCTGTAGCGTATCCTTCAACTGGGAGATAAGCAGTTCCTTTATCGTTGTATGTTTCAAGTGCTTTCTTGTAAGCAGGGGATATCTTTTGAGCGTATTCATGGGCTTTGGCATACCATGTATTAGTGTCATACCCATGCTCTGTACCACCACCCATTTCTTCAGGTAATTCCTCAAAATAGTTTACGTGGGCAAATTCGTGAGCTATGATTCCTGGTGCGCGTTCGAGTGTAGTATACTGCTCGTTTATATCTATATCTCTGCGTCGGCGTGAGTATGCCCCTGCATAATCTACATTTTCACCTTTTGCAATTTTAACAGTGTAATTTCTCCATTTCTCCCATTCACTTTCAGGTACACCCCACGATTCTAACCATTGATTTACATATCCGGGTATTCTTTCTTCTGGTGGCTTTAATCCTGAATAATACTCTTCCATTCTCTCAACTTCCCACCTCATCTCAAGTTCACCAATTTTTATAACTCGGTGGTGCATCTGAGCAAACTCGGCATGACCAACTGATTCGGGGTCTATCACATCCATTTCTTTGGAAGAACCGTCCTCAAAAGTTATGGTTTCGCGTTTATAGCCAATGTCCATTCCTTCCCACAAATCCGTAGACATAGACCGGCTCCAATCCTTCAACTGTATCCGTTTGTTATGTTCGTAAATGGGGTCGTCTATCTTATCTAACCGTTCCCATTCTCTGTATTCTTCCTCAGTTGGATTCCACCCCTCATC